AAACTTGATGAAGCCAAGAGGTTCTAGGTGACGAACGTTCTGCCCTTCAGCCCACGGAGTCTGTCGAATACCTTTTGAAGAAATCAAAGGCATCTTGCTTGGAAGGTAGTCTCCAATGATTGCACCAGCAGCGTGTCGACCAATAGATCGAGGCTGACCGATGAGACCAAAGACTTGAGACTTGACGTCTGGATAACTGCGGAAGAATGCTTGTAGGCTTTCGCTGAACTCACACACCTCTTGAAACGTTGGAGTGTACACACCAGCCTTGATGCCGTGCTTTTTCTTTGCTCTCGGAGTTGCTTCCGCTAGCATAGCCTTGGTTACCTTGTTGACCTCGGTGAAGTCGATGCCCTCACGCTTAGAGATGTCCTTGATAAGAGATGATAATTGAAGAGTGTTGTAGTTCGAAATGAACGCAACAGAGTCCTCACCCCATTCCTCAACCATTTTGTCTTTGATGAGAGCGTTGTCTCCAAAGTCAATATCAATATCAGGGAAGCCATCAGAGCCTCGAGTAAGGAATCGTTCAAAAGGAAGTCCCCACTTCATTGGATCAATCTGTGTAATCTTCAGAAGGAAAGCCAAGAGCGAACCTGCTGCACTACCGCGAGCAGGACCAACAAAAGTATAATTCCATGAGAAATCAGTAATTGCTTGGGTCGCCAAGAAGTATTCACTAAATTTTTGAGACGCGATAACATCGAGTTCCTCCTCTAATCTTTTTCTGTAGTGTCGTTTTGTGGTTTTGTCGGTACCTCGTAGATATACACGAAGAGCCGCTTCAGCAATTTCCTTGAGATGGTCGTCAGCGTTAACACCGTTCGGGACGATAAAAGAAGGAAGCTGAACAGAAGTGTCAGGAAGAAAATCTTCAATTTGCTCGAAAGCGATGTGGGCTGTGTTTGTGATTGACTCAATAACCAAATCATCGTCGTAAGTAAGATCGAGATCATCTGAATATCGACGATATGATTCGTACATTTCTTGTGCATTCTTCGGATAAAGTTCATAGCCTATTTCCTCCACTGACTCTGGGATATTATCATCCATCCACTCAGGCATCTTGCCGAGCCAGCCCAGTCGTTTGTACACTTCTCTATCTTTCCATGCATCTGGTGTTGGATAGTGAGAATCACAAGTGGAAATTAGTCTGATTCCAAGTTGCTTTGCTACTTTAATTAGGCAACGATTCAATAGATGCTGTTCTGGGATGTTATTCCATTGTAATTCAGCATAGAAACGATCTCCGAATACATCACGAAACTTCGTCAGATTAGCGATCATGTCGTCCACAATCGCATCCTCGCCCTCTTCTTGCTTCTTCCACATAGAACCAGCGGCAATACCACCAAGGCATGCTGTAGCCACAATAACGCCTTCGGAATGCTTCTTGAGCAGTTCCCAGTCGATACGTGGTTTACGATAGAAGTAATCTCCGGAGTAAGACTTGGAAACCATCTCATAGATGTTCTCGAGACCTTTCTGATTTTGTGCGAGCAATACGATGTGACGCTTACGAGCCAGTGCTCGCTTATCGTTGCGCTGTTCATCCTCTACAACCATAGCAGAGTCAGACTTGTCGATCTCTTTCGCACGCTTCTTGTCTTCAGCGATCTCATTGCGAAGAGTTTGCCACTCCTCCAACGAATCAATGTAGTACGCCTCGACACCAAAGATAGGCTTGAAGTCTTTGCCTTCAGCCTTCATCTCTTTTGCTCGAAGCAGTTGATAGGACAACCCATTCATAGAGCCGTGATCTGTGAGAGCAAGTGCTCGAGATCCATTCTCATAGGCAAAGTCCATGTGCTCTTGGGGAAACCCAAAGCCATCAAATAATGAAAAGCACGAATGTCCGTGCAAGTTTACAAATTGTTCTTTTCTTAAGTTCATAAGTCCTCCGTGTTGTATATAATGTAACATAATGAAGAGGACTTGTCAAGTAAAAACTTAAAGTTTTTTTAAATCCTCTTCATCAACCCAATATGTCGAGTTTGTTGTAAAGTCATGCACAAGGTATATGCAGTACGATGTTAGCATAGATAATCTTCTGACTTCTCTTTCTAATGCTATACATACGCTGCCTTCAAGCCATTCGCATGAGACAAGTTCTCCTACGAGGTTTTCGTCATGTGCTCGAGACAAACTTCTGTTAGTTTTTGTTCTTGATTCCACGGCATCCACCTCACTGTTATCATATTTTGGCTCAAGCCCCATATGGATGTTATCGAGTTCTTCTCTATAGAAACAACGATACCAAATCTTTTCAAGGGGTTTTCTCGATCTCTTTGGATGCCGCTTGGTTTATGTCTAACTAAATCTCCAACACTAAACATCACTCACTTCAAGGGTTAACATTTCGAACTTTGTTGAGAGGAGTTCCCACTCAAAAGGTCCGACAATAAAAGGTTCGTCTCCAAACTCTTTTACAAATATCTCTTCTCTTTCTCTTGCCTCGCACAGAGAAGGCATGCGAGGAACATAATATATATTATTATGCTTGATATAGGTATAAGTCATTTATATCTCCTATTTCATGAATGCCTGAATCAGAAGGAGCGACATACAAAGAAGAAGTGAGATTCCGTTCTTTGCTGTAAACATTTCTTCTCCGAGAAAATACCAAGTTAGTGGTATGAATACTAAATAGCCGATGCCGAACGTAATAAATCGGATAGACCATAAAGAGTCCATGTTTTCATACATAAGTTTAGTACCGTAAGCAAACGATAGTGTTGTGACAGGGGCGAATGCTGCGGCGATAAGCATTGCCCTTGTTGCATTCTCCTCTGTTATGATGCCTGAGTTGCTTTGAAACCAAGCAAGGATCTGTCCAACAAGGAACAGAAGCATTCCGTAATATAAATTCATTTGTCCTCCTTTATTTCGCAGCCATGCAAGATACGCCAGCCATCAACTCACGCATCTTGAATAGACCTACCTCTTTGTGTTTGCACTCGAGCATGATGTCCATGCGGTGACCAAACGTGTCGATAGGCGTCCAATAAGAATCACTGTGTGCTTGTGGTTTGATCTTAGGGTCATTGTGCTCGATGGCTCGTGACTGGCTGTAGTGGACAACAGGGACAACGTCACCCCACGTTGTGAGTGCAAGTTCGACTGCCTCCTGTTGTATTAGTCCACCAGTGCACATTGTGTGATGATGATAGTCATGGACAATAGGGATACCGATGACTTTGAAGACACCATCGTAAAGTTCTTTTGTGGAATACAAAGATTCCTTGTCGTCGTTCTCGACTGTTAGTCGCGTCTTGACTGCGTCTGATAGTCGTGCATAGTTCTTGCAAAAGTTAGCAAGGGCCATAGGTTTATCATTGTACGCTCCTCCTACGTGAATGTTGATCTTTGCCCAAGGTGTTCGAGGTTGACAAAGCAAGTCCATCATCTTACCGTTGACTTCAAGGTCTTTGATGGTGTTTTGAACAACGCTCTCATTTGGTGAGCAAAGTTTGTTGAATGGGCCGGGATGGCAAGTCAAACGAATGTTGTGTTCGTTCGCATACAAACCAGCCTGATACAATGCTTCTTCGATTGCATCAAAGTCCTTTAGGTCTTCGAGGTTGTACTCTGAAGCCCAAGGAAAGATCTCCGAGGACATTCTGAAGAAGTGGATGTTGTGCTTCGCATTCCATTCGAGAATGGTTAGTAAGTCAGTACAGTTCGCAAGAATGACCTCCGACACATAGTCGAGACCTTTCTCTTGAAATGTTTTCTTACGCATTGTGCGGTTGGTTGATACCTTTACTTTGCGTGACGATAGTTCAGTGTTGATACATGCGTATCCAAGATTGTAGTTAGTCATAATGTCCTCCGATTATATATTATAATATAACCTATTGAGAATCACTTGTCAAGTATTTTATCTAACTTTTCTAAAAATTTTTGTTGTTGTCGGTAGGTCAGGTAATAAAAACAACAAAAGGCGATGCTGGGAATTATTATCCCAAAGAACATCGCCTTCCAGTATATTGCTTTGAATATTAAATCTACATGAGTCACTTCTTGCATCCCTTTGGTAGTTGTGATTTCAAAGTTTTTTTGTATACTTCTATGGGTGGTTGTTTCCATTTCCATTTTGGGCAGTACTTTTGCTTATCCTCTTTGTCTTGGAGAAATAGCTCTAGAGCTTTTGTATCTCGCTTGAGGTCATCGATTGGCTCTTCCAATGGAGAGCTTGATAAAGCTAAGAATAATAAGGCGCTCATTTCGTCACCATCTGCTCGATACGACTGAGGGAGTTTTTCATGTACTCGATGTCCTTTTCGATTCCAATGATTTGTCTCGCGTTGTCGTCCGAGCCGGAGATCTTTTTTTCGAGGTCAGCAATAACCTCCTCTGCATCCCCGAGATCGTTTCTCAGTTCAGCAACCTCTACGTTCATGTTCCATACCCATCCGGCAAGAGGGATTACAAGCATCCCGAGAGCCATCTGGATTACCTTCCATACGTCGTCTTTTGTTAATGTAGCCATTATTCCTCATCCTCCGCATCAATAATCCCTCCATCTCGGGGATTTCTATTTTTGTAATATCTATCGATCATAGCCTCGTATGGCGAGATAGAGATTTCTCCGTAGGGTGAGTCATACCGCTGCGGATCGTAACCCTTCTTCTTCGCTTTAGTCGCAGCCATACCGTATGCCTTTGCGTCGATTGCTGATACATCGTCTCTGGAAAAACCAGGCTTAAGTTTTCTAGGTTTGAGATATTCTGCCGGTTCGTACATGTCGGCTGCTTGATTTCCTAGTTTTTCTAAGTCTCCAACTTCTTGGTATGCTATGTATTGATCAACATAGTTTGGATCTCCCTTTTTTCCATCAATAATTGATTTAGCCATATTGATATATGATTCCTCACCTGAATTTATAAGGTCATGAACCTTCTCAAGTTCCTCAGGCGTGAGACCTTCGGGTGGCTCAGGCATGGTTCTTACTTCACTAAGAACTTCAACGATAAGTTGTTTTAATTTTGTTTCTGTTAGTTTCATGATGTCTTCCCTATTTCATACTCTTTGATCCACGGCACTTCCACTTCTTTCTGGATAATGCATTAGCACAAGGAGGATTCTTGCATTTCTTAATCTTCAAAGATCGAGCGCAATAAGCGTCGCCCTTCTTTGTTCCCGGTCGAATTCGGTCTCCACCATCTTTGGCTTTGCCTTTTTGTCCGTATGACCGGCATTTGCCGTTCACACGTTTTGCAAAGCGCTTGCCTTTAGAGGGCTTGCAGGGTTTCTTCTTCTTCTTTTTCTTCTTAGCTTCGTCAATCTCTTCTTCTCCAAGCTCTTCCATTTCAGATAAAACAGCATGCAATTCTTCTTGGATGATGTTACGCAGATCTTCATTAGTAATGTTCATTTGCTTCCCTCCTTATCAATAGTCGTAGTCGTCGTTATCGCCAGGTTGGTAGTTTGGGTTTGATCTAAAGAAATCTTTTTGTGATTGTCGCCAACTTTGATATCTATCGCTTGTAGCCATGTCTTCGCCCATTGCTTGACGCAGTGCGTATTGCACCATTTTCAACTTACCTTGTTCTTCTCGCATACGCTCGG